GACAATTACTTATTGTTTCTTGTATGGAGGGGGCGACCAGAAACTTGGATTATCTTTTGACAATATGCTCCCCATCGACAAAGCGAAGAAGAAGGGGGCAGAAATTCGTAGAGCTTATATGGATGCTATTCCAGGCTTGGAAGATCTTGTTAAAGATACTCGCAGAGTTGCTGAGAGAGGTAGTATTCGTGCTATCGACAAACGCCAAATTATTGTGGACAAAGAACACAAGGCGTTGAACTGTCTCTTACAGGGGTCGGCAGCAGTTGTCGCAAAGCGATGGCTGTTACTAACAGATCAAAACCTACGGATGAGCATGTTCAATCATGAACGATATGCGTTTGTCCATGACGAACAAGTATTGGGTGCTCCACACCTCATTGCCCATGACGTAGCTGAGGTTTGTAAACTATCTGCATTACAGGCTGGTGAGTATTACAACATAAGACTGCCCATAGAAGCTGACGCACAAGTCGGTGACAACTGGGCTGAGGTACACTAATGTTATTAATTGACTCTGATTTCCTAGCTTACAAAGCTGCTCAAGCATGTGAGATTGGTATAGATTTTGGAGAGGATGTCATCATTGCTCAGTCACAATTCAGCGAAGTCCTACGGGTATTCCATAATGAATTAGATAAAGTGACAAAGGCTATGATGGACGATGACTTCATCTTATACTTTTCAAGCACTGAGAATTTTAGAAAGAAAATTTATCCCGACTACAAGGGACATAGAATGAAACGTAAGCCCCTTGGCTATAAGCGTTTAGTAAATTATTGTAGAAAAAATCACAACTTCAAGTTGATCGAAGGACTAGAAGCAGATGACACCATTGGCATCGAGGCTACACGCCATGCAGACCCTAGTAATATTATAGTCAGCCCAGACAAGGACTTGAAACAGATACCGTCTGTTCTATGGAACTTGACTGATGACGTAGTAGAGATCACAAAAGAAGAAGGTGACAGATGGCATCTAGTACAGAGCCTAAGCGGAGACCCCACAGATGGGTACTCTGGTTGCCCTGGAATAGGAGTCAAGAGAGCTACAGAATTACTGGACAAAAATGAAAACCAGTGGGAGGCAGTGTGTAAAGCCTACAGAGATAGAGGGTTATCGGATGATGACGCTTTACTCAACGCACGACTAGCCAAGATCTTGCGTAATGAAAACTATGACCATGACCGTAACCAACCCATTCTTTGGAATCCTTAAACATGTTAAACGATTTGTTTCCACACCCTTTGGTAGCTAGAACTGGCAGAATAGATAACTGGATAAAGAATCCAGAAGGACGCTTGCCTGTCAGCTGCACAGTATTTGTAGTAGAAGATAGCATCGAGGGTGATAACGGAATAGAAGCGAGCTGGCGTTTTGTCAGTCACGCATTAAGATACGGAGCAGGTGTTGCAGTACATCTCTCCAAGATTAGACCTAACGGTCACACTAACGATAAGGGGCTAGTAGCTAGTGGCCCTGTATCATTTGGTAAAGTATACTCAGCTCTCAATGAAACAATTAGGAGGGGTGGTGTCTATAAAAATGGGGCATGTGTCTTGCATCTTGATCTTGACCATCCCGACATCCTTGAGTATATCACCACTCCTCGCTCTGAATTACCTTGGGTCAAACGATGCGTTGACCTTACCGAGGGGATGTGGAAGGATACGCCCCATAAAGAAGCCTTGCTTGAGGGCATACGCTCTGGAGACATATGGCTTAATAAAATAAAATACCAAAACAATGAAAGAATCTACTCCAATGTCTGTCTTGAGGTTTACCTGCCCTCACGAGGCACATGCCTGTTACAGCATGTCAATCTCGCTGCCTGTACTATCGGCAACATACAAGAGGGTTTCACTACAGCTATGTCCGAGTTGTGTGATCTCCATGCAAGGACAGGTGTTGGAGAATCTGGAGAATACCTTACCCCAAACAATGACAAACAAGTGGGGCTTGGAATGCTCGGTCTTGCCAACCTCCTCAGACGTTACAAAGTAACTTATGCAGAGTTTGGTGAAGCACTAGACAGAGTTAACTATGGTGTGGAGAGTTCAGAAACTGACACCTCCTTACCACAAAATGCTCTTAAGATAGCATTTGCAATCAAGCGTGGTATACTATCAGCTTGTGACATTGCATGGTTACATGGTATGCAAAGAGCTTTTGCAATAGCTCCTACCGCATCATGTAGCTACAACTCAAAAGATCTCGATGGGTATACTGCCTGTCCAGAGATCGCACCACCTATATCTCGAAGCGTAGACCGTGACAGCGGTACGTTTGGAGTAACATCATACGACTATGGCGATGTGGAGATCGCCTCAGAGGTTGGCTGGGACGCATACAAGCGTGTAGCAGACGGCATTATGACAATGCTCCATAAGACTGGACTACTACACGGATACTCATTTAACTCATGGTCAGATGTTGTGACCTATGATGAAGAGTTTATTCAACAGTGGTTAGATAGTCCTCAAACATCTTTATACTACTCGCTTCAAGTAATGGGAGACACACAAGACAAGTCTAGTGCATATGCTGCATTGGATGAGACTGAGGTTGACGATTACTTAAGCGGAATACTCGAACCCATTAAATGCATAGGTTGTGAAGAATGAACCCTTATGATAAGTTATTACAGAGGAAAAGAAAGTGGTCTCCCGTTAAGCCCACGAAAGGGAAACTCATGGAAGGAAGTGAAGAAGCCATCTACCGTGCTCTTGCAATACGGCATATGGAGCTTCCTGTTGGTTCCTTTATTACGGAAACCCTTAGCAAAGAGGTTCCCGATACTGCTAGAGTACTGCTCGAATCAAACGTAAAGGACGAGGAGAGACATGACCTAGCTCTTGGCTACGTTGCTGATGTCCACGGACTAGATGCCAAAGCTGAGAAAGAGGCGAAGCTACTACGTGATGCGTGGATAGCTCACCCTGACCATACTATACTAAAAGCCTTGGTAGCAGAACGTGCTGTATTCTTTGTTATTTTACCTTTCAATCGCTTTTGTGGCGATGCTGCTCTTAGGACAGTATCGGCTGATATTTCCAGAGATGAGCAAATTCATGTCGCTTGCAACAGTTTGGTTTGTGCTGATATGGGTCTACGCCCTAGCTCTTCTTTGGACAAACTTAGGAAAGCTACAATTAATTGGATCTTTGAACCATTGGCTGACATAGCACCTAACAAATATTTAAGCAGAAAATTTTGGACGGATTCAAGTGACCGTCTAATGTATGAAGGTAAAGCCCCGCAGCTTGCCGAGACAAAGCGAGCTCGCATGCCCGCATTTTTTGAACATGCAAACACCAATTTACCCAAGTACGCTTGATTGGGGACGTATCCAAGTCATCGTTGATGAACTAGATGAACAGTTCCCAGACAAGTTTCCAGACCACACCCTATCGGAGAAAGAAATATCTTATAGAGCTGGTCAATTATCAATTATACGTATACTAAAAGAAAAACTAAAAGGAGAATAATTATGTGCGGAAGCCTAATCTCTAATTTATTCGGAGGCGGTAACAGATCACAACCAACTCCCCCAACACCAGCTCCACCAACTACCCCACCACCCCCAATGCCTGTCCAACAGGCTCCAACACCTATGCCCGAAGCTCCTACTCCAGCTCCAATCGAAGAGGATCAAACTAAGAAGAAGGCAAAAGTTAAAGCTAAGAAAGTTGCTAAGAGTGCAGCTAAAAAAGGAACCACTCAACTACAAACTAAGAAACCAACAACTGGTGGCTTGTCAGGTATAACAACCAAACAAGGAGTAAGCACTGGTGGCGGCTCTGGTACTGGTGGTGGTACATACGGAGGATAATGAAAAACGCACGGCAAAGATACAACGAGTTATCTAGTCACCGTGAACAGTTCTTAAATGTTGCTTACGAATGTTCAGAACTAACCATACCAACACTGCTTATGCGTAATGAAGGCGATGCTTTATATCAGAGCTTTCAAACACCTTGGCAGTCAGTGGGAGCCAAAGGAGTAACTACCTTGAGTTCAAAGCTCATGCTAGGATTACTCCCTCCCTCTACAAGTTTCTTTAAATTACAGTTAGACGATTCTAAGCTAGGTGTAGAAATACCACCTAATGCAAAGAGCGAGTTAGATCTTAGCTTTGCA